CCAGTTCCCGTTACTTGTGGAACACCGGGTGCGCCCATATTAGTAAATGACTGGCCAAGGTTTGAAGGGAAGTTTAAACCACCAATACCGTTAAACACTTGATTTTGAATATCAGATGGGCCAGCAGTTAGTTGCCCGCCATAGATGGTGTTCTCTAACGGTTCTGTACCCGCAGCTTCACCAAGTGCCAAAGTGTTAGTTACATACGGTGCAGCCCAAGGCGCTAAACCTTGGGTTGAGGTACCAACATTACCTGTGGTGCCGGGAGATAGGGTTGTGTCAGCCATGTCTTTTCCTTATTTGGGAAGGTATTTGTCGGCGCGAGAGTTATGGGCAACTTTACCCTTACCCACAGTTTTGCCTCTTGCTTCTTGGACTCTTTCCATCATTGAGTAGAGTTTACGGGCACCAGCTTCTGTTGAGCCGTTACCTAGCTCAGACACAATGCGTGCCGGTACAACAAATTCACCGTCGGCTAAACGTGCCGGTTGTTTATTGCCTATTGTCGCAGGGATAGAATCAGACACCCCATCACCGGGGCCACGAAGCAATCGGCCACCATCAGAGTACCCGCCGAGCGGACTTGTTGGCAACGCTGTAATGCCACCTTCAGCTTTTTTTACAATACCGGGGCCAGTGTAATATCTTTCGGCTTCTGAACCTGCGCGGCGACTTTTATCTAATCCGGCTTTTGTTCGATCAACACCGTAAGCGGGCATAACGGCACCGCCACCGCTATCTTCCCCCCTTGCCGCAAGTGCAGCCAACAGACCCAGCAGTGCTGGGTTCATACCACTACCACTACCACTACCCTTCTGTTGACCGCCACCACCGCCACCGCCGCCGCTAACGCCGCTGCCGCCACTAGCTTTAATATTACCAAGAGCTTTGTCTAGTAGACTTCTTAACCCAGAAGATTTAGGAGGGGGAGAACCACCGGGTCTGTCGCCAGTACCACCAGTAGCCGCTACATAGCCAGACTCCTTAGTGTTCAATTGTTTGTTGTCAATCATTTGACCAACTTGGCGTGGAGTAAGCGCGTAGGTTTCTCCGGTTTCGGTGTTGATACCGATTGCGGTGCCGTCGTCGTTGATCATGATGCGGTCGGAACCAGAAGTCTGCCACTGACTTGAGAAACCACCCCGTTTTTCCATAATGTCCTTCATAGCTTTATCGTAGCTAAGCTGGTCTTCGGGTGTAACAGAGTAGCTTTGATTGTCGGCAGAGTACGCTTCTAGGCGATCTGCTAGCGTTTCAGGGGTAACACCTGCGCGTGCGCGTGCCATTTCCGCTGCGCTACGGGCTTCGTACTGCTCACGGGTACCCTCCATAGTTGCTGGATTGAACGCGGGCCTTTTAGGTTCCGGTGAGTCCAAACTCAGGTCTTCTTTGGAAATTAAAGTTTTTGCTCCAAACTTTTCAGTAGTGCTGTCGTCATCAGCTTGTGCTAACAGCACGCTATTGTCGCCGCTAAGAAGTCTGTTGGTCTGCTCGCTGTCCAACGTAACAGTGCTGCCATCGGCCCTAGTAACAACTGCCGACCCATCCGCCAACGGAAGAATACTAGCCCCTTTGGATGCACCGCTTTCAGTACTTGTTTTTGCTGATGTAGGTGTAGCGTCAGCTAAGTACTCAGGGGTTTGATAGGGGTCGCTTACAAAATCAGGGAATCCGGGATTAGCAAAGCTGGGGTTAGCAAAACTGGGGTCCAAGTTTGCTACTTGTACGCCCCTAGTAGTAGCGCTTTCAGGGCTACCGTAATTTGATTCGGGGCTACCGTAGTTTATTTCAGGGATGTTGTAACTTGAGCCGTAATCAACATTGGAACCAAAATCATATGCGCTAGGGTCAGGAGTGTTGTAGCTTGAGCCGCTCAAATCACCGTACATATCAGCGTAGGAACCACCGTAGTTAGTATCACTACCGCTACCGCTACCAACATCAACACCGTAACCTGATAGAGCAGCATAGCTTTTACCAAGTCTATCGTACACATCAGGAACAGCATCGGTATACGAACCCATCATAGTGTTGTACGCATCTGTATTACCGGAAATCAAGCCGTACGGATCGCCAAAGTCTACCTTACTAGAGTCAAGTAAATACTGATTTACAGGGCTGTTCTGACTCCACGACTCGTATGCTGGTGGTGGAAAATAGGTAGAGGTATATGAATAGGGCGAAGTTGTACCGCTAGGGCTCGAATAGTCGTACACGGGCGACGACGGCGTATTGTAAAAATTATCATACACGGGCGGCGTGTAGAAGTCGTACGAAGGCGGTGTGTACACGGGAGGTGCGTAGTACGGGGGTGGCTCGTAAACGTACGCGGGAGGTGCGTAGTACGGGGGTGGCTCGTAAACGTACGCGGGAGGTGTGTAGAAGTCGTACGAAGGTGGTGTGTAAAAGTCGTACGAAGGTGGTGTGTAAAAGTCGTACACAGGTGGTGTGTAAGAATAAGAAGGCGAAGACCCAAAACCACCGTAGCCGTATAGCCATGTCATAGCGTTACTCCTTTACGATGGTTTCTGCGCGTACTTCATCAACCGTGGTGGCTTCAGTAGCGTGGATACAAAACCATACTGTTTCTTGAATTGCAAAAACTTTGTGCTCGGCACCAGCAGCAATGATGATTGCTGTGGGGGCAACGTACTCGGTTGTTTTACCTTCAACCGTAACGAGGCAACGGCCTTGAGCCAAAATGCTCATGTGTTCGTAGTTATGTTTGTGCTGAACAAGCCACTGGCCGGGTTTAATTCGAGCTTTTTTGGCGTACAGGCCGTCCGAAAAGTAGTGCTCCATGTCAAACACTCTTGCCAATTCGTCTTTGTCTCTGATGATCAGATTGTCTTCCATGAGTTTCCTTTAAACTGCCTCGCCACCACTTGCTGTGATGGTGCAACCAACGGCAGAAGCCCTTGCTTGAAGGGTGCCTGCCGCGCTTAAAACTTGAGTGCCTGTCCAGCTAAGCGTACTATACCCGCCCAGCGTCGCGTTGTAAAACAAAGCATTGCCTGTGCCAGCCGTGCCGCTTGATGGGACAAGGGACACGTAGACGTTGATCGGGGATGCCGTAGTGTTACAAATGTCAATCTGTTTTACATAGGTACGGGTGCTTGCAGGGGTGGTGTACACCGTTGCGTAGGACGTAGTCAGCGCCGCTTGCCCAAGCTGAAGGGGGGTGATGATCTGGTAGTTTGCCATTACATATCCAGCCAAATGAGGGTTTGCGAGTTGTTGCCTTGAACCTGCAAATCCGCAACCTCAACTTGAAGAGTCACAATTTCTGTTTGCAAAATATTTAGATTGCTAGCTATTGCTTGTAGCGTTGTGTCAAGCTGGTTGAAGTACAGCCGAAAAATGTTATTCAACTGCTCGTTGTATTGCGAAGAGTAGTCTCTGGGGGCAAACGCTAAGTTTGGTGCTGCCGGGCGAGTAACAGTTATGAGCGCCATTAGCGTCTCCCATCCGCACGGATGTCAATACGGGTTGCACCGCACTGCCACGTTGTACCCAATTTGGTAGAAGCCACTTTGAGAATTAACTGTCGGCCACGAATACGGGTGTTTATTTGACCAGTAAATTTTTCAGTGACCACATAGGAGTTATCACTTACTACAGCACCAGCAGCCGTATCAGTAACGCCTGAACCTGAATTTTGTAACGCCTGCAAGGTAAGGGTTACTTCAGGCGTCTCAAAGCCGGTAGACCCAGAAAACGTAACGTCGGGTAGCATGCGCCAGATAAACCCAAAGTGATCACCATCATCAATGTCAAATTCGGCTGAAGCTATGTAAGCTTCAATTGGCTGCGCAGTGCCAGATTCAACATCATCGTTACCTGTTTCGTGGTACACAGTTATGCCGTTGTAGGTGGTGGCAATTGGGTATGAGTAAATGCCTGAGTCCAGCCAAGCGGTGCGGCTCATATTGCCGTAGTACCAAACCTTTTCAACGTAGTTGTACACCACATAGCGGTTTACTTCAGTGCTGTTGGCTGAGCAGTAGAACCACCAGACTTCGTTAAAGCCTTCATTTGTGGTACCAAATACCTGTTCGTTCTGGTCTAAGTTAATGTCTTGAAAAACGTAACGGCGCAAGTCGCAGTTGAGCGTTTGCACACGACCGTCGTAAGTGTAGAACTTATCACGCCCCATCCAATAGGTCACACCTGAAGCCAGAGCAACAGCATTTGGCCCCATGATAGAGATGTTGTCACCCAGCAATTGGGAACCCCAGTAAGCAGGAGCACCCACAAATTGCAAAGAGTACAGCGATACATCAGTGAAAACCACTATCTCTTGGCGAGTTTGGATTGCTGCGATGATGCCCGAGCCATGAGAAAGCAAAATGCTACCCGCTCGACTTGTATCGTCAGGGTTCCAAGAATAAGGGTTTTCCTGATCCGACCAACGAATCAGCATTGGGTTCTGGATGGCGCTCCCGTAATCATTGGCCCCAAACGCAAAAACAAAGCGTGAAGCGTCGGATACCAAAATAGAGTTTTGTGCGGTCGGCACGCCTACCAGCAAAGAAATGGACATCTGCCCTGTGTAGGTGCTGGTTGTGTTGATTACGTTGCCGTTCAGATCAACCAATTCAGCGGTCAACCCATTCACGTTGTTGAGTATATAAGTTGTGTTTGCAACGATGCCAGTCGGCAAAGTGCCAGTACTAGCAAATTGCACCTCAGTGCCGTTAGTAAAAGTTTTAGTTAGGGTTACTACTGCTGGGCTGGCCAAGTTAACGGATACGTTACCACCAAGGCTGTTAAGGGCTACGCCCCTACTGTTTACCGTGCCAGTTGCATCCCAATAGTAGATGCCCCCACGCACAGGGCCAAAGATTAAATCTTCACCAAAGTTATCTTGCGACCAAATTCGGAGGTTCACAAGGGTGACGATACCAACCCCCCAATTGCCCTCACCCCAAGGACCTGCGCCCCAACCGGTACTTGGCAGTTGAATAGCTGGCCCAACGGGTATTTGGTATTTTGCTAGTACGCTAGTACCACCGTTCCCAGTGTTACCCGCCCCAGCAACTGCTCCACAATCAAAGGTGTAGTTGTTCGTGTCAACCACAACTATTGGGAACCCAAGGAAATTGGCAGTCAATGTTTGGTTGAGCACGTTGGCGTCAATGTTGCCGCCCAGACCCAAAGCATTGTTATAAATGACATAGTCCCCAGTTGCACGCCCGTGCGCCACAGAACTCACTGCAATTACGGAAGAACCCAGAGTGGCAGTAAAAGGCCCGTTTAAGGTGACTTCATAAGCTATGGGGGTAATGTCGTAGTAAAAGCCGCCACGGTTAATGTAGAACTTAACATTTGTGCCCAAGCTCAACAGGATGGTGCCTTCTAAATCTACCCAAGTCCAAAGAGATCGGCAGACCCCCAGAAATTGCTGGGCGCTGTATTGAGTCCAACCACCGATTTTTTCAGGCATGCCCGAACGAAACCGTACTTTGTCGGACTCGTACCACCCCGCAACAACCGCAGCGCCGGTATCAACTGAGCCAAGAGTTTCGGCGGCATACCGAGTGTTCTCTCGATTTACTCCGGGTCGCAGTAGAAGTTTTTTTAGTGGCATTATTTATTTTCCCACGTATCAGGCAAAAGGTCGAGTACCTGATTTGTCAATGATAAGCGCAACCCCTCTTGGTTCTACGTCTTCAGTGTTTGGAATGCTGATGTGCGTCCAGCGGTCAAACTCACGGATGATCTGGTCATAGGGTAAACCCGCAGCAATGACCGCACGGACTACCTCATCAGGGGTCACTCCCGGCACTCGGAGGTCAGCCGCGCACCCTTTACGGTGCTGAGACTTGTCAGAACTTCCAACTGCATCATTGACCTGTTTACTGCGGAAGGCAGAGTTAATCATCACAGGCTTGCCGCCAAGGGTTTCTTTGACCTGCTCAAGCAATTGCGCCAAGCGTTGCAGGTTGCTGATTTCCTCTTGGGTCGGTGAGTTGTCAAACTCACGGTGGTCTGTGACGGTCAGTTCCGCAAGGGTGAAGTGTTTACTTAGGTGTGTCATTTTTTACCTTTCATGTCGGCTAGTTTTTCAAGCGTTCTGCCGCCAAAATACGCACCCATCACAAGCATTCCCCACTGCCCAAGCAGCGTGACGTAGGACTCGGAAATCTTAAAGCCGAAGCCGTCCAGAATAGCCAGCGTAAGGTAAGCGGTCAGGATATATACCAAGGTCATTGGGCGCACATTTTTAGACAGCCACGAATCTGAGGCCATGTCAGCAGTCCAGCGGTCTGTGGTGTTTTGCTGCTCGGCTTTAAACATCTCAGTCTCGTTTGCCATCTTCGCCAGTTCACCGTTTTGCTGCATCTGAAACAGTTCAGCTTTGGCCTTTTCAGCAGCAATCGGGTCAGGCAAAAAACGGTCAATGAGTTTGCCCCCAATAGCGGCAAGTGGGTTTAGGTCACTCAAGGTCATTGTTTACTCCTAGATAACATGGTTGCGGCAATACTCAGCATGGTACGTGCTGATTCTAAGTTTTCGGGTTCGGTTTCCCATCCCACGGTTATCTGCCCCACAAACCGCCCCGGCTCTGGTGGAACACTGATTCTGCAAGTGAAGGTCACGCCCTTGTTGATGTACCAAATTCCCATTTCAGACTGCGCTGTGCGGTACTCCCCGCAAGGAATTTCATTTGCCATCAGCTTTACAACGTCGGCGTTATTGGCTGCATTCTGTGTAAACAGTCCAACATCCAGCCCGTCATTGGTTTTGTCTCTGCCGTCCTTGGCGTAGGCTCGATACAGCACACGAGTCCCAAACATAGGGTTGACTTTGAACACTGCAACGATAGTGGCGTTGGTGGTCTTGAACAGATGGGCAGAGGCATCCTCAACCCTGTCCTCGGCAATGCTTGGTATCTTCTTGGATTCTTTGTAAGCGCCAATGAGCAGGTCTTGGTTTGTGTAAACAAAGTAGCCAGCGAAAGCAACTACGCCCATGACAAGGATGGCGGCAAGTTTAAATGGCGAATCTACATACCCCAGAACTTTGTCAAGGGTTGAATTGGCGTTTAAAGTTCCTTCGCTCACAGCTTACCTTTCATTGCAATTACACCCCAAGCCACCAAGAAAAATATGGCAGCGGCTACCAGTATGCAAAGCCCCATTGTGATGGCTTCGTCAATCTCTTGCTTGCGGTTTTTAGCCGCCCTAGCATCCAGTATCTCTTGCGTCCGCCTGCGCTGCACAATCGCGTTACGCTCAAGAAGAATCTGACTCCAAAGCTGGCTGTGGCCTTGATTGATAAAGTGCCACTTAAGTTCTTCCTCGGCTTTATTCAATTCATGCAACTGCATGACGGTACTCATTGCTTGGCTGGTGTCTGAACTGTATTTCTTCTTTGGGTCCTTTACAGCTTCCTTAGCTACCTTATCCTTAGCATCAAAAAACTTCATCACATCGCCAGTGATGGACTGCACATCCTTGCCCATTTGGATAGCGGCTTTGATTCCTTTTATAGCACCTTGTGCTACTGCGAAGGCTGTAAATGGGTCAATCATGGCGCTCTTTCTTAATCACCTCCAGTACCCAGCGACAGACTCTACCATCCTTGTCTAAAAATTCATTGGCTCCGTACTTCTCCTGCGGCAAGACGACACGGCACACCAACACGATTCTTGTCTCGGTGTTGGGCCATTGAGTTTGTGCTGAGGCAAGTGCATCGAGCATTACATTGAAGAAAAGCCAAAACCTGCCACAGACGTTACTTGCACAGACACACTACGCTTGACTTCCAGCGGCGCACCGCAGTCGGCGCATTGCTCCGCTTTTAGTTCTTCCGCGTTTAAGTCATAGCCGCAAGCCTTGCAAACTTGCACAACCGTATGGGCTGAGATTGTGGTGCCATCAGGCATTTGTTGGGCTTCAAAATTTTGTTCCATACAAACTCCTTAAAAGAATAAAAATCCACCGGAAGGCGGTGAGGCGGGGGCTGCGCCAAGCGTCCACCCAGTAGTTGTGCCGGTCAGTGTAGATGTGCCGGTAGCGAAGAACGTGCTTGCTGGCGATGCAGTAACATTATTTACAAACACATTAGCTATGCTTGCAGTGCCACCATTGGTTTTAACAAAGCCGCGAACCCCTCCGCCGCCGCTGATGTTCCAACCTAGATTGGTTCCGTTTGTAAGCGACTCTACATAAATATCCGCAGAGGCCAAACTTACAGTACAGAACAGAGACCCCACTGTATTTATCAGTGTCAGACTTTTTAAGGGGTTTGTACTTGTAGTCCCAGTAATAGTTGTATTCCCAAGATTATTTACAAGAAAGGGGTTACGGGTTAGGCTCAAAGAACCGTTTAACGCTGTTGTAGGTGCGGAATTTGTGTAACTTAGTGCACCAGTGAGATCAGTGGTGGCTTCTACGATGTAATTAGAAGACGGGAATACTACACCTACTTCAATTGTAAAAGTTTTGCCACTAAAAGTTACTGCTTGCGCGGTGTGTGACCCGCTATAAAAGTAAACAACAAAACTTGAACCGCCGAACATAGACCCGCTTAAATAATCATTAGTACCAGACATCGCATAAAGACTGCCTCCAAAAGTTCCCGACACGACTGCCGTAGTTGAGTTTCCTGCGTCAAGCACTAATTGAGGGAAAGAGCTACCCCCGCTCTGTGTAACGTACCTACTTGTTAAGGCACTTTGCGTTAACTGAAGGGTGCTAGTCCCAGAAATACCACTGGCTGTTCCAATTGCACTTCCGTAGCAATACGTTATTCCAGCAGTTCCAGTACTGCTACCAAGAAAATTTCCAACAACTGATTTGTCAAAACTTCCAATGTGTATTTGCCCTGAATAACCTACAAAATTATTGTTGGAACTTACACCATAAATAATTGTGTCTTGCGGAAGCGGGTAGTTGTCTGCTGACGTAGCCCCACCACTGGTTAACGCCCATATTGCTGTGTCAATATCTGCGGCTACCGCAGTTACAACAAATTTTTGTACGCCCGTTGCAGGTAAGAATCCATTGCTTAGGCCGTCAGTTCCCAGTCGGGTTCCAGTGTAGTTGGTAGCGCCTGCATTAATGGATGTTCCCAAAAACGTAACGTTGGTAAACGTAGGGGTGCTACCTGAAATTGTCAGAGTGTCATTAACTGTCTTTGTAGAACTTCTAGGCTGTCCATAAACTACTCGGCGCACATTGGTTCCAACAAACGACGTAGTTGGTGTTGTGATTGACGCCGTTGTCGCAGAGATGCAGGGGTATTCATAAGTCCCATATACAGTGTAATACAGGACTGTGGCCTGTCGAATGACACGTACTGGGATTGCACTGGCGTTAACCGTATAGCTGAAAGCTTTCCCGACACCGCCGTTGACGGTCAGTGAGGTAGTTGCATTTATGAACGTATTTGTAGCAGTAATTGCGTCCGCAGAAATTATGTTAGCCAGCAGATAACTAGAATTTGTTCCTGTAGGCGTTAACGTAACGCCGTTTGAAAACACAAACGTGCCAAGTGCCGTTGTTGTATTTGGTGTATCTGTTATAGGGGGGTTAATGCCCTTATCAGCAATTGTTACAGCCCCCGTAAATGTGGTAGAGGCAGAATTGCTTGTTGAATAAATTGATGCATTCCCCGTCAAAGTGGTAGTGCCACCAATTGACACGGCAAAGCTTGGGTTATTTAAAACACTCTCCGTGCTTAAAGTAAGTGCACCACTTGTAGTCAAAGCAGCGGCAAGTGTGATTGTGCTGCCTGTGCCGCCGCTGCTTGCAAGCGTTAGTGTGCTTGCACGGGCAAACCATGCATTACCAGAACATTTTGTAAATGTAACTGCCCCCATTGCCGTCGGCTGTGTGGCTGAATCCCGCCCAATTGACAGTATATTTCCTATTGGAAAGTCTATTCTAAAGTCCGTCATATTAACGGCAAGCGTAGAGATAGCCCACGTTGATGTAGTGCTACCACCTATAGTTAATATTTGTGATGTACTTCCCGTCATATTCAACGTCGTACCCGTCATAGTGACAGATGTAGCGCCACCACCAAATGTAAAAGATAATGGCGATAGCATAGTAAACTCGTTTGCTAACACTGCATTAGTGGAGATAAAAGTTCCGCCAACAGAAATATTTATTTGTGTAAATGTTGCCGTATTGGAATTGCAAAAGTTTAATGTTGTTGACGCACTGGATTGTGTGAATGTATAGGTGACAAGCCGAGTGTTAGTTCCGGGGCTGTTGAACGTGGTTGTGTATGTGCCCGCCACTGTTGGGGTATGGCTTATACTGAAAGTGCCAGTATATAAACATGCAGCATGGATGTTTATATCACCATTAAATACGGTGAAGGCAGGTGTCGCCTGAGGGTTAAATGTAAGCGTACCTACTGCGGGGGCGGTTGTTGTAATGCTTTTGCAAACAGCACCCGATTCGCAATCTACCACATAAGAAGCCCCTGAAGATGCAGAGTTAAAAATAACGTCATCTGCGCTTGTAGGAGCAGACGCTCCTCCAGCACCGCCAGAGGTAGCGGACCAATTTGTAGTGGTGACCCCGTTCCATCTATTAGTGAAAGCAGCAACAAAGTATCTTGTAGCCATGCGCTACTCCTTACGCAAAACCAAAGATTTTAGCGAGCAACTGCCATTTTGATGTGGCGGAGTTGTACACAAACCCAAGGTAGTTACCTGTACCCGCCGTCATCGAGCTTGGTAGCGCAAGGTCGGTAGACCCTTGATAGATTGCGTTGAACGCAAAGGTCTGGCTGTTTGTTGTGGTGATACGGAAAATAATCTTCTGCCCGTTCACAGGAGTTCCTGTTGGCGCATTAACTGTCAATGTACCTGCGGCGACGCTGTTGGCCTGAATCAGGATGTCAGTGGTATCTGCGTTAGGTGTGATTGATGAGGCACTTGATACAGATACAACCCGAGGATCAGCAAAACCTTTTGTCGTCCCTGTGCCGCCGTAACCAATAGCAAGAGGAGCTACAGGCGTTAAAGAACTTGAAGTAAACGGCCCAGCAATAGTCATAGCCCCGGTGTTGGGCACAAACGTCCACTTTGTAGTTGACCCTTTAAATGCTTGTTGCCCAGTCGCGGCAGCAGCAAACATGGGGTAGAAACTTGTGTTTGAAGTGGTATCGTCAGTAACTGTAAGCGTATCTGCAAACCCAGAACGGGCTACGTTCAAGTTGCTCACCCGAGTTGTAGACGTAATGTTCATTGGCGTACTGCCATCAGACACCGTGTTGGTGTAAATACTGCTTGAAGATAGCGTGGTAAAAAGACCAGTATTTGCAGTTGTTACCCCCACCGTGCCGTTAAACGAGCCCGATGTAGAAGACAATATCGTAAACGCACCTGTTGAAGGCACACCCGCGCCTATGGTTGTACCATTTATGGTACCCCCGTTGATTGTTATGGTTGCGTAAGTGCCCGAAGTAAATGACCCAGTAGCATTGGTCAACGACACACCATTGAGCGTACCGCCCGTGGTGATGTTCCAAGTTTGCGCAGAACCGTTTGTAAAAATACCAGACGACGGTGTTATTGCGCCAATCGTGGTGTTGTTAATTGAGCCGCCGGTGATTGCGGCGTTGACAATAGTCGGGAAATACGTGGATGTACTTACTACATTGGTACCGTCGGCATACACCAATGCTGTAGCGCCGTTCGGGATGGTTATACCTACGCTACCAACAGCAGTGGTAATAAAAGAAATTGACTGCGCACCTGTTGTGGCGTTCTCCACAATGTACAAATGTTTGTATGTGGGCGTCCTGACAGTGCGTGTAGCAGTCAAAGCCCCGGTCAATTTAATGTACAAACTACGTGCTGTGTCCCCTGTAGCGGAACCATTTACAGAAGTTAAATCTGTAGGGGTGCCTGAATCCAATACTGGCACCGCTGATTGAAACGTCAATGCTTGTTCAAGAAGCTGACCTAAATTTACGTTAGTGACATTGCCCCATTGACCGGTATTAAAACCAGTCTCCATGAGTTCTAGTCGTAAATTAGTTGAATACTGGGATGGCATGATTTGTCCTTAACAAACGACGGTGTCAACTTCGTTCCATGTTCGCAAGCACACATGGTCAATCGTACCTGTACCCCGCACACCGGTAACTGTAATCGTTGCACCTTGCCCAGCGCCCACAACTCCTATAACACCCGTGCCTCGCACACCGGTGACCGTTATAGCTTTACCTACAGTGGTTGTAACAGAGCCAATGGCACCAGTGGCAAAAATACCAGAAGTATTGGAATAGTAGGGAAATGCCGAAATCGGCAGCGATGAAATCGGAGCGAAGCCAAGCATTTCCCTACTCCTTTAGCTTTGGATTAGAACGAGGTTGAAGCAGCAGTTGCGGATTCAGTCCACTCAACGTTGATGGCAATAGTTATCACACCCGCTGCGCCAAGAGCCACAATGTTGTTGATAACCAAGCCTTCATTGCTTTGCAGAACTACAGGGGTGTCCCCTGTAAAGCACTCATACAAAGTAACTTGTTGCGGTACTTGTACGCCGGTAGTTTGCAAAGTTGTACCAGACCAAGAGTTAGCTACACCCAAAGCCTGTGAGTCCAACGTACGAGTACCAGCAGTCAGCGCCGCAGTGGACGAAATACGCATGTCGCCACTACTTGCAATTTGCGAAGTCTGATTGGATGTGCGAGCTTTTTGGTTGTTGCCGGACACAACAATTTGTGTACCGCCAGAATCCGAACCCGAGAAGCTACGAGCAACGTACGCACCAAAAGCAATTTGTTGGCCAGCGGTAAAGCCCGTGTTCAACACATAGTTAATAGTGACGCGCTGGATGAGTGCTATTTGTGCTTGTCCGGCTGAACCAGCTACAAAACGCATAGAGAAGATAGGCGTGTTAGCCCCAGCGCCTGTATACAAGCCTGTAAAGCCACCATAAAAATATGTGCCTAGTTGTTCAATGGGGCGCTGAGACGTACGCGCTGCCGCGAACGTTGGATCAACTGTCATGAGGGTGGAGCCAGAGACTCCAGATTGGATAATAGCCATTTTATGGACTCCTTAGAAAAGTTTAAGAGCGATTTGACGAGGCCCGACAACAGGACCACCATTAACTGTAGAAACGTACACGTTGACGTTAGGCGTGGAGCCAAGTGATGCGGACACCACTAAACCATCCATTTCTAACTCATCTCCAAGTGCGTTAATAGCAGCACCAGCGTTGCCGGGGAACACAATAGGTTGTGATGCACCGTACGCAGTTCCAGTCACCACAGACGCCGCACTCCACAGTGTTGACGAAATAGCTACCGAAAAGGATTGACTATACACAGGTACCCAGTCCCCTGTCTGGATAACTCCAACAACAGTTTGAACGCCCGTAGTCGCATTTGTAAAAGAAACAGACGTAGTTGTTGACGCCGTAACTGTGTAGGTACCGTTGTAACCTGTGGGGGTTACACCTGTAATGAGGACTTGCGAACCGATTGGCGGCGCATAAGCAAGTGCTGTAGCCCAACTAACTGTAGCTACGCTGCCAGTACCAGAAGTTGATCCAGTTGCAAGGGAAGTAGTAAAACTTTGCTCGCCAAGGTCCACCGTAACCACTTGCGCAGACAATGAACTACCTGCTGCCGCTGAAGGCGTGCCGCTTATAGTCCCAGAAAATACTGGGCTTTCAATAGAGCCGTCAGCAGCTTCCATAACAAGGCGGTCAGCAAGCGCATCAATGTAGACGTACTTCGTACCAGCGGCAAAATCAACTAAAGCACCAGCACTACTTGACGCATACACAGTTGTGCGAGCAAGTGAATTTGTTCCAGAGTTGTAAGTACCTAGCCCAACTTCCCATTGTGTAGCACCGATGATGGCGTAATACGTGGTGTCCGCATTTACCATTACAGCACTGAACGCAACGTAGTTAGAGGAAGCACCCCCCAACACCATTGAGATAGTCCCAACGGTAGTGGAAGATTCCTGTACCCTATCCTTAATAATGAGTGCCATTTAGCTCTCCTTATTCAACGCGCAAGATTGCAGTAGCTGCCGCCGCTGCTGGGAAGATGATGTTGAAATCACCGCCAGACACGATTTGATCCGTACCAAAGCTCAACACAGCCACAGCTTTATTACCCTGTGTTGAGTTGTAAATCAATGCGCCACGAGTCGTAAACGTCACACCTGACCAAGTTACGGGCGACGTAAACGAAATAAACGCTGTAGTGCCACCGGAAGTTGGTGTTGTTGAAATAGCCAGTGCTAGGCCACCAGCAACGTAGTTTGTGCTAACAACTTCGTTTGTAGCACTATAAACTGTGGTTGTTGCATCCAAAGTGGCAGAGTTGGTGTACAACGCTATTTTGAATGTGTTTGCTGATGTTGGGCCAAAGTTATGAACTGCTTGCAGAATCTCAACTTTAAAACTTGTGGGCATTGCTTGTGTAATAGCCATGAAAGTACTCCTTTAATTGGCGGACCTGATAAGGGCCGTAGTCGGTCCATTAACAGGCATCTGGATGGTGAAGGTATTGTTGCAGGTTTTGTTTGAACCAAAATCTAACACAGCAATTGACTTGTTGCCCTTACTTGCGTTGTAGATTAGTGCGCATCGCGTGGTGAAGGCGGCAGGGTTCCATAGCACATTGTCAAAATTAACATATGCCACAAATCCTGATTGCTGTACCGTCACGCCCGTGAGAACTTTACCGCCTTGCACATAGCCGCTTGCCGTTGGCAACTCGTTTGTATTTGCATACACGGTAGTGCTTTGATTTAAATCTGCAAAACTATCATACAAAGCAATCTTGAGGGTGTCCGTAAGCAAGTTATGGACGCCCTGATAAAGCTCCGCTTTGAAGCTGGTGGTTTGTGCTTGTAGGATGCTCATGCAACAGGTACTCTAGTTTGACCATCACGATAAGCATCGCCACGTTGTTTGCCATCACCCAAGTTCTTGAGCAGTGCAATAGCTTGCGTAAAACGCTGGGTATACAACGCGACCAAATCGGCTTCACCCTTCATGAATGTGATGGCTTCCATCAAGGTGCCGTTTAGCAAAGCTATGTCAAAGTGCTCACCAAGCCAAGTTGTGCCCGCTGTCACGATTGACTCAGGGTAGAAGTTGTAGTGCAGTTCAACGTCGTAGGCAACATCGGGGGTTGGGCCAACAATCAACGTCAAAGTGTCTGGAGTACCAGACTGGGCACCGAAGATTGCGTAATGTCTGGGCTTACCAACATCGCTTGGGTTTGGATACGCTTCACGAATGAAGTTCACATCTTTGTTTAACAAGTACACAAAGTCACCATCTGCACCGTAAATGGCAAAGCTGTACATGGAAAGGAAATCAGATGGAGGAGCGATGTACTTGTTGTTTATGATTAAGCTACTTTTAACATTTCTACGAAGGTTAGCAAGCTGCGCCGTACTATAGATGCGCTGCTCCGCCTGCCGAATGAACGTATTCATATCAGCAAGGTCGTAGGTGTTTTGCGTGTAGCTCTCTACCTCAGCAACAAGTTCATCGTACGTCATGATTAGGCCATTGGCCCTCTTGACATGACACCCTTAGTAGCACAGCCAGTGCCACGGATTTTGATGCCAGATGTTTTGACGGTGTTGTCGGGGCTATTGTTGTACGAACCAACGCTCATACGCATGGTGTTAGTGCTAGATACATCAGACGGTTTACCGGGATTGGTAGAAGCTCTTACAGCTTTACCCGTCATTGTGTGCGGCTCGGCATAGACGCTGGCGTCGCCAACTTCTTTACCGCCTTTTTTCATGCTGTATTTGGCCATGATTAACCCCCACGTTGGTTGTTTGCACGGGCCATATTACGGCCAACGGCACGCATTGCTTTGCCAGTCACACCGCCCTTTTTAAGCTTGGTTGGTGCCTTGCCGGGGTGCATGTTTTTCTCATGTTTACCCACAGCAGATTTAATCATTTTCTTGTCTTGGGCTTTGTCCATCTTGTCCATTTTGACTCCTTATGTCGTTACTACCGTAACTGTACCAACATATGCCGTTGCAGCCAAGTAGTTTGGCGTTAAAACGGCATCAAATTGACTGGCCCCGCCTACTGGGTTCCAGCCCCACTGAATGTCCCTCGATCCACCTGCTGGCGTTCCGTCAGCATTTAAACCGCTGGTTACATAGGTTGTGTCAGGTCTTGGCCCCCGAACCGCCTGTGGGTCTTCTACTGGATACATACCCAATTGAAGCTGCGGGTGGTCGGGGTCCCAGCACTCTGGGCACACCTTGATCTGAAACAGTTTTGTCTTGACGACTTCGGTCTTCAGGCGTTTGAGCTTGAACTGCTGCCCACAACGGTCGCAAGAAGCAATGCTGTATTTGCCAGAAGAAAACCGATTGGACATTAGGTAGTACCCCCACCAATGTACATTTGACGGGGCACCAACCGCAGCGCGGCTTTCTCGTGGTCTTCACCAGCGGCCAAGTCAAACTGCTCCATATAGGCGGCTTTGAGCATATCCACACGCTGGGCCAACTCGGGCACCTTCATGGCAATGTGGTACGCCAACCCTGCGGCTACGGCGGGTAAGAAGCGGAAATTCATGTCAGAGGTTTGAATACCAGTTCCCGCATCTTGGATACGGCGCATACGCCAGTAAACAAACTGATATGTCTGTGAGTTGTCGGGCGCTGGCCAGACTGTTACGGCTGGTAGCTGAGGTACGTAAACGGCGGTAGCGGTCAAATGCGAAACCGCAGTCGTGTTGTTCTGCCCACGGAAGCAACTACCCAACGTGTTTCCAGAAATGTAACCGTAGTAGATAACCTCGGAATCAACTTTTATGAACCCCCCAGCGGCCAGCCCCGCTGTTGTACTTAGAGTTATGGTGGTAGCTGTAGCAGTGAGTGCCCCATTTAGCGTTGCATCCGTGGGGTTTGTTTCACCTGACAAGCGCTGAATCCACACTTGAATTGGACGGCCAGTCGTTAACTTGTTGGGGATAGTAGCGTAGGTAGAAACACTAATACGCGTGATGCTAAGGTCAGCCTGTGTACTTGATTGATTCCCGCCTGTGCGGATCACATGATCCAACAGGTCAATGGTATCCACCGGAAGAGCGTATGTGGGCAAACTCGGGGTCAAAGTGAAGGAGCCTTCCTCAATTGTCCACATATTCAAGCCACGGTTGGCCCACTCAATGGTCATCAGGTTCATGGAACGACGGGCTGTGCGCAGGTCGTAGCCTGTTCGCATCTCACGGCCAGCACGCTCCCACGCTTCTTCAGCGAGTTCTGTGAACTCCATATTGAATGCTGAGGTGCCGGAGGTTGTCATTATCTAAATCCCGCTGTTTTTTTCGCAATTGTTTTTGGTTGCGCTACGAATTGTTTTCCGGCTTTTTTGCCAGCACGCTTCGCACGCGTTGTTGCAGCATACTCACTAGCGCTGAGATTTTTAATCGCAGCGCTTGGTAGGTATCTTTCACCTGTGTCAGAAGATTTTTTACCACTTTTAGTTCTCCATTTTTGATCACCCCAATCTTTGAGCGATTTCTGTGGGGCTTTCATACTAGTCTCTGTACCTGCCACCTGCGGCTTTGTATTTCTTGGCCACCAACTGCGCTTTACGTGCTGACCACTGCCCTGCGCCGGTCCCTTGCGTTGCCGCAGATTTAACTTGGCTCACAATCTTCTTGCGAAGGCTAGGTTTGGTGTAGTTACCCGCAGCATTAACCTTACCGCCTTCAGCGTACTGCGTGAAGTCAGTATTATCCCGACGGGCTTTTTTAGTTCCCTTTGGCATTTTGGAGGGGCTAATGTCGCCCATACCACGGCTTGCCATCATATGAACTTACCTTTAGTTTTACCCTTAGCGCAGCAGCCATCAGCACGGCTTGATGCGCTACCACCATTCTTCATGCGAGTAGGCATCGGGCGTGGCATTGGGCGTGGCATTGGGCGGGGTTGTGGGGCCAAGCCAGCAGCCATTGCTGCTTCTTGCATAGTCAGACCAGCAGGGGGCTTAACACGGGGGCGTCCACGCCCACTCACGCTCATTCCTTGTTTATCGTCGCTTTTTGAAGGCATCTTCATGATTGGTTCCTTAGCAAATTTTGCCTCGGGTCTTACCTTTTTGGGCAATTCCGTCGGCACGTTTAGACACAGAACCACCATTTTTATAGTTGGTGGGTGTAGTGCGGGCTGCTTCGTAGGCTTTTTCAATCTTAGGCTGCATTGCTGCATCCTTGGCCTCTTGGATCATGGCCGCTTGACGAGCGCGGGCTTCAGGGGTCACAACATCATCCGCTGTCATTTCGGGACGGCGAGATTTGTAGTTGCGCATACCTTTCTCTGTAGTGCTTGTGGCCATGATTGTTCCTTAGCAGGTTTTGCCGCCTTTAGCGAGCATTTTGCCCTTGGTCTTGCCTTTAGCAGCAATGCCATCAGCACGAGCAGAAGCTGAACCACCTTTAGCGTAGGCCATACCTCCCATGTTCATCTTTTTGGCCGTGCTGCCTTTGTTCATAAAAATAGGCACTTTCTTGCCGTCTTTCATTTTCATGGGCATGCCGCCTTTTTTCATTGCTTCAGATTTCATATCATCACCTTTTAAAAATTTGCGGCTTTTGTCCGCTTGGTTGAATTCTTTGCCCACAGACTGTGGGACGCCTGCCTTCTTAGCAAACGCTGGATTGTGGGCCACCGCTGCCATGAATTTTGCCTGTTTATTGCTAGTTGAGGGCACTGCGATGTTCCTTCATGAAATCATCAATTTTGCCCTCAAGCCTATCTAACCTTGCCAATACGCGATTTATATCGTTGTGCACATCCACTTTGGTCACGTATTTCTCGGCGTTCTCTTCCCTTGTTTTACTCAGGAGAATACTAAGGCGTTTCACTTCGTCGTGAGACACCTTCACCCAGAACATCAGCGCTGCTGATGCAAACGACAAAAACACATTCCAGATCATCAAGTCCATATCAACGCATCTTTCCACGAGTTTTGCCGCGTTGGGCTATCCCATCGCCACGACTTGATGCTTTAGAGGCAACGCTTCCGCCGCGTTTGTAGTTACCAGCGGATTGCCGTGTGTCGTCATCAATTTCCGGGTTGCGGCCAGCGTACATTTTGCCCTCGATGGACATGTTTTTGCTAGCAGCGGACTTCTTTTTTGACGGAATAACTTCTTCCGTATCCAGATCGCCCCTAGCAATACGTTTTTTAGCACCTTCAGACAGTTCTACTTTGTCGCGGCTGTTAGCAACGCGCTCGGCTAAATCACCTAGCCCAGATTCATCCACAATCTTTTTGCCTACACCGGTCTTTTCGTCGATTGCTCGGCCTATGCCGTACCCAGCTTCCAACGCACCTTCCGCTAGTGCACCACGACCAATGTTTCTAGCTAGGCCACGGCCCCCAGCTTCTATTACTGCTCGACGGGCCCCACCCTTTAAATCGGATGAATTTATGTTTGCAGCTTTTTTAATCTTGTCCATGTCTTCAAAACTACGTTTTGCGACATCATCTTTAAAACCGGGTACTTTGTCCCATCTAGTTGCCATGATTTACTCCTTAACATTTCCATGCCCGAAGGCTCTTGTTGATACGGCTATTCGGGTCTTTGGCTGTCTTGGGGCTGGTCAGCTTTTTCTTCATGCCCTCCATACGGGCGCAGAAAGAGTCGCGCCTGCTGCCGCCCTCGGGTTGAGGGGCCTTCAAGCCGGGTTTGCCCGGGTTGGCTTTGTTGTAGGACGCACGGCCCTTCGCGTTCAAGCCGCCCTTGTCTGACTTGCCTTCTTTGCGTGTCCATGCTGCTGTCTTCTTTGTAGCCATTATGCTTGTGCCTCAGTCCAAGTTAGGCGAGCCTGAATTGTCGCTGCCGCTGCGCCAATGTTAGTAGCTACAACAGTCAAAACGTCAGGGCCATCTGGGTATAAATTATCGGTAGTATTGGGCACAACGTTATTTGTCCCCCCACCTAGAATTGAGTTACCTAAATCACGCACTTGCGTCAGGTCAAGTGTAGTCTGACCGTTTGTGTTTGTATAGGCCGCAGCCACAGATTCGCCGCCCGCATATGTTTGCCCCACGGCATGGGTAGCCACTTGAGACAGCGAAGAGCCACCGGCTGAAACAAACGTTCCGCCACTGGGTCTGCCATTCAACCGCATTTGAATCAGAAATGGACCGCTAGAGTAAATGCCCAATTCAGAAGGCTTTAACTGCATGCGGTTGATAATTTCCCGAGCACCCATTACGCCAGTAAAACCGTTGTCTACGCTGGGTGCCAAACGAATACTGAGCAGGGGCTGCACAGCGGCAGGGGCCACGCTCACGTTGGCGATCTGGCCAAAGTTAAACAGCAGCGATTTATCGTCGTCGAAGCGACCGTCCATGATGACTGAGGAGCCCCAATGGGCCAAAGTAGCCGCCGTATCAGGTGCGGCAAACGTAACAGTCACCGGTGCGGTGGCAGAGTACGTAAATGTCTGCGCGGTGGCTTGACCACCCGCCTGTGCGCGAGCCCCAATTGTCAGAGTAGTGGCCGTCTTTGCGGTGTATGTGATGTACTCCACCACCCCAGTGCCGCCCGGTTGCGTGATACGAACAGAACCTGTTGGAGCAAATTGAGAGGCGTCGGCCACTTGGATTAGAGCCCCTGTTGTGGCGCTGCTATCCAGTGTTGCACTGAGTTTGGTCAATGGGCCAACGGCAGTGGACTCGTAATGCGCGGGCAAGTTACCGCTTCGCATGTACGCCTCGTACTGAAGGTTGTTATTGACAAAGGTGTAGACGTAGGCAACGGTGCCTTGAGTAGTGCGAAGGCCAAAGCGAATCACACCCGCGCCATACCATGAGTAGTCGATGAACCACATCTGCATGCGTGTCAAATCAAGGTTGTACCCTGATGGACCAGTTCCGTTGCATGGGTCGTCCCACTGAGATTGGGGTGTTTTGGCGTCAATAGTTTTAGAAATAATCACACCAGAAGTCAGGGTAACGCCCTTGTACTCGGGAGAAATTAACAGTTGGGTGTCGCTGTTGATACCCAATATGCGATAGGACTGGCCACGGATAACTATGTAGTCGCCTGTGTCCAACTGGGACGAGAACTGCGTTCCCGTACCGTTGACAATCTGGCTACCCTGCGTAATCGCAGAGACACCGTTGAGTTGCAGCACACTGTTGCGGCGCACGGTGTAGAGCGTCTGACCATCGTATTCAAAGAACATGCCGTTCTGCAAATCAAAAATGCCAACACGCACGGCAGAGCCATACCAATTTTTGGCGCTTACGCGCTGCGGAAAGCCCGTTGCAGGGGTCGTAGCGGGGGCGACAGGCACCACGTAGGTCAATGTAGTTTGCGTCGGCGTAGAGGCCACCACGTAGGTGCCGTTGTACGTAACAGGCAAACAGCCGGACACGATGATGGTTGTGCCTATAGCCAAGTTGTGTGGAAAGCGGCAAGTCACCGTGACTGTGGTGCCAGAAGCTGTAATTTGCGTGGTGAACAGGGCTGGCTGGAGCGTAGAGCCGGTAGAAAACTGAATTCCTTTACCTGATTGATAGCGAAAATACCGGCGTGTCTGGCGCATAGTCTGCGAGTTAGGGCAGATAGCACCTGCCGTAAACGCCACGCCACCATCAAAAGCTCTTTGTTCCACTACACCATCAGGCCGTGCGTTCAACGTCAGGGCGTTTGCCGTGTTACCAATTGTCCCGGTTGGCGTATTGACCACTTGGAACGTAAATGTGTTCTGTGTCGGCGTAGTGGCCACGACCCATGCACCGTTGGGGGCGTTTGTCGTAGCGGTAGTGGTACGCACGTAGATGTTGTTGTTTGGCTCAAGTCCATGTGCGCCAGTTGTTGTACAGGTAATTGTTGTACCAACGTAAGTAAACGCAGTCACTGAACCCAAAAGAATACCCGCGCCCGAGTAGAACGAACCAACCCACATGTACGTGCGATCAGGGTCAAATATAGTTCCGGAAGCAATGACGGCAGCAGCCGTGTAGGTGAAGTTCACACCTGCTGAGATAGTGTCCACATAGAACCAACCACAAGCGTTGAAGTCGGTTGCGTTTTGAATGTAAATAACGCTGCCCACCGCTGGAGGGGTAGTCGTTAAAACTGTAACAACCCTCGTACCTGCTCCCGAAATACCTGTAAAAGTCAGGGGTGCAGCGGGGTCGTAGAAACAAGATGGGCGGTTGTTCTGGAGGGAAACAGTTTCCCACTTTGTGGGCTGGATGCCGTATTCAAAGTCGGTGTCAATTAACGCCTGAGGTGTCGATACTCGCAGCTTATCAACCGCGTCATAACCTGCCCCACCAAGGTCTGGCGGGGTTGGAGTAACCACGTTGGGAAACTGCGAGATCGTCATCTCTTACCCGTAGAACACCGTGATATGCGTGTTAGTGCCTAAGAAAAGTCGTATGCCGTTATGAGCAAGGACGCCTTCTCCGGGAATTGGTACGCTGTACCCAGTTTGATTTGATGCGTCTAGTTGCAGCAGCACATCATTCCACACAGT